ATGGACAAAGATGATTGGCTCAGATTGGTTGAAAAACTAATTGATAACGGGCCAGCTTACATCACAGCTCTAACTGGTGCATATGCTACATATCACATTTGGAGCAAAGAAAAAAAGCGAAAACCTAGACCTCGCAAGTTTAAGTAATCGCCTTGGGAATAGGGGAGCTACAACTCCCCTCACTCCCTATTATACCATAAAATAGGAACAATACCATGGAAATTTTAATCATAAATATACTGATCGTTTTATTGAGTTATTTTTATTTAAGAGGGCAAAAAGATGAGAAAGCAAATAGAAAAAGTATTAAAAAGCAAAAAGAGCACAAGCGCAATCGCTAAAGGGGCAGATTTGCCTTGGACGACAGTCTCAGACCTTAGAAGTGGAAAAACAAATTTGAACAAAATGTCTTTATTGACAGCAGAAAAATTACAAAAATATGCGGAGGAGCTAGAAATGGAAAACGCAAAACAACTACTTGAAGAAATTAAAAATAACGATGTATCGTATGCTATTGTAAATGAAGATGGAGCAGTTTATTGTAATCTTGGCACAAGTAATATCATGGATATTTACGGTCTTGATGGTGAAGATGGCCATTTCTACGGTGTTTACGGTGACGCAGTTGGCGGGCAGCTTGATAGTCGCAATGTCCCTGATGACGTTATCTTGAAAGCTATTAAACTAATGCTAGGGCTTGGCGAACCTGTAAAACGTTCAGAATTGTCTATGGGATCAGATTTCAAACAGACATTTGTAGATGGATATTTTGAGGCAGTCGAATTGATGAAACAGTCTGGTCTTCTTCAGCCTCAGGAAGAAAATGAGAAAGTCAAAGAATGGATTGAGTCTCACAAGGATATTGTAGGTTCAACAGTTAAACACCCATCGTTTGGAACTGGTAAAGTAGTTAAAATTGAAGACAATGCAATTACTATTGATTTTGAAGATGCTGGAAGCAAATCTTTAGATCTCAATGCTGTTGTTGAAAGTGATTTATTAGAGTTCTAAAATAATTTATAATGGTTAAAGCAGTGATTTCGGTCACTGCTTTTTCTATTTTGAACAAACAAAAAACCGCAAGCATAAGCCTGCGGTTAAACAATTAGAACAATATTTTAGAAAATTTCCTTTCTATTTTAAAAAAATTATTTTGTAGTAACAATTAGTCCATCAGGTAATACATCAAGCGCTGGTTTGTCTGAGCGGCTTCCATCTTCGTTGACGTAGTACCAGCCACCTTCAACTTTAACAAGTTCTTCTGAAGACATTGCTCCATTCTCTTCTTTGAGATGATATAGTTTGTCCTTGTATTGAACCCAGCCAGTGACCATTGCTCCTGAAGCATCAAGATAGTACCATTTGCCATTCACAAACACCCAACCAACGGCCATTGCGCCGTTTTCTTTTAGGTAGTACCATTTTCCATCATCTTTCAACCAGCGAGAAGCTATTGAATAACCTCTCTCGTTGAAGTAATACCAGGTACCATCGATCTTTTCCCATTCTTCTTTTGGAAAAGATCCGTCAGGATATTCATACCACCATCCGGTATCATTCTTTTTCCATCTGGGTTTAGCTTCTTCGTCATCTAGTAAAACAATGTTTTTGTCGTACGGATTTGAAGAATATTGCCACCATCGAATCCCATCCATGCTAGGAAAATATTCAAAATCAGCTGTACCATCATTCAAACCATAGCCTGCAATCCAAAGGCTATTTGGAAATTTCGCAAGAATCTGCTCATAATAGATATTATTGAGCGTGAATGGCTTGTAGCTGTAATAAATTGGCTCATAGCCATTTTCTTTGAGGATTTCCATAAAGCGAATACAAGCATCTGTATTTGCCTGTTTATCTCCGCTAGCGTGATCTTCGTAATCAAGACACAAGTATTTTACTTTTTGAGGTACATTATCAAGGAAGTAGCGTGCCTCTCGTTCGGCTTCTTCGATGTCACCACCAAACCAAGCAAAGTGATAAAATCCAACAGGATTGGATTGCTCCACTTGAGCAGACAAGCAAGGGTTTAGATAATTTGTGCTTTCAGAAACTTTGATAATAGTATTCTGTGTACCCATGTCAACCAAGATACCTGTAATATCGTATCCATTGTGGCTAGATACATCGATGAATAAGTCGTTTTTCTTCATTGTTTTCTCCTAGTCCTCGCTTGGTTCTTGATAGTCAAGAGCCCGTTTGCTATCAGAAATTCCTGCAGTTGTTGGGTCATTTACAACGCCAATCAATACAAGAATGTAAACGAATGTGTTCACACCATCCTGAATATTCTTAGGGATTTCTAATCCAAATTGCTGAGCCATAAGGAAGATAGCTCCTAAAAGGGCAATGAGTGTTGTTTTGTTTTGCAAGCGCAATTTCCAGTTAATCATTTTGAGTTTCTCCTTTTATTATTGTTTATTTTGAATCAAGCTTTTAAGCTCTCTTACATCCTCACCAAGCGATTTCACTTGCTCAGCTAGTACTAAGATAGCCTTATTTTGTTCATCGTGGTTATCGAGCCGTTTGTTGGCTGATGTCTTGAATTCGTTCAGATTTTCGATATCTTTCTCTAAAATCGTAAGACGATTCTCCTGCTTGGTTGCTTTATCTTTCATCGAAAAATAAAGACCAATCACAGGAATGAGGGTGATAAAGATCTGTACGATAAATCGTTCATAACCTGGCATACAACCTCCTTCTAATCAATGCGTGGCATGACCACGGTCAACACACCTTGTTGTAGCATTTCAGCAAGTGACTGTTCTTTCCATGTGTAGCCCTCTGTTGGCTGCATTTGGAACTTAAAGATAGTCTTAGTTCCACTCGGCCATTTTGGATTGGTATCAAACGGATAAGGCATAGCCACAATATCGCCATTGTTGTATCTAGTGTCCTTGACTAGAGGTTTAATAAATGCAGCAACCTTGCCATAAGCATGAGTAGCCATACCGCCATTTTGAGATACTGCCAAGGCAATCAAGACCTCAGTGATAGCTGAAACCGTGTCAAGATTTTCCTTGTTTGCATTAGCAGCTTGCTCAGCTTTATCCGTTGCCTCTTTGTTCTTTTGTAGCTCTTGAGCTACTTTGCTGAATTTTTCGTTTTCTGCTCTGTTCGGGAAATTTTCCTCATAGAGCGACTCAAGAGCAAGCTCAAAGAGCTCTGTATTTGATAAGCTGATTTTATCAGCTGGTAGCAAGATAGGTACGATAGCACCGTCTGAATTGACTAACGTGACCTTTGTAGCGGATTCTTTTCCGCTTGCATCAAATTCTTGGGACTTTGTCCCGTACTCTAATTTCATACTTTCTCCTTTCATTTATTAAGGGTAAGGGTCATTTGTAATATAAGTTATTGTGCCTGTCCAGTATTTATTTCCTGGTGATTTACTTGTCAGACGGATTTTACCATCTGAGGCAAGATGTAAGATAGCCGTTCCAGTTACTGTTGAGTCAGACAATCCTTGTAAGATAAAGTTAACCTCTTGAGCTGGTCTAAATCCAGCAGGTATTGTTTCTTTGACTTCTCGATAATCTGAAACTGTGTTGATATTTGTGATTTTTCTTTCAGTTGAAATTGTGACAAGATTGCCATTTCTTGTTACGTTACCGTTAATGAACCAGCCTAGCTCAATCTTTCTTGTAGCAATTTTCTGCAAGTCATCTTTTGTAGCAATCTCTTTCCATTGCGTTGGAGCCCATTTATTGGCGTTATTATAGACTCTAACAAATACACGTCCTGTCCCTATTGAGGTAAAAAATTGGACACCTTTCCAGCTATCAAGCCAAAAATTTTGATACAGGCCCCACTCGCCGTTTTTTCCTGTTGGGTTGTCATCGTATTTGCCAGATCTCCAACCAAATTCTGTAGCTTGCTTATTCCAAATATCATCCCATTGAGTGCTACCTCTACCTAGACCTCCATTATTAGCAGTCAGCTGATATTGTTGAATTGGCTTGTTGTCTGCGTAGATGTTGCCCTTAACATCCAAAGCACCCTGCTCACGGATTTTATTGACCCCAACTCCTGACCGATCGTAAGACAAGACTACGCTCTCTGTAGGCACGTTGACCATGAAATCAGTACGAGTGAATTTGTCCTCTAACGTGCCGATGACAACCCACGACTGATTAGCTAGATAATTGCCTGCAAGATTAGCCTGAGAGTTTACTAGATTTGAGATACTTGTCCAGGATCCAGTTGCTGGTCCTGTGTCCACTTGAAAATTAGTAGTCCCAAGCCGAGCAACCTTGAATGTCAAGGTCATTGAGTTCTTTTGACTGCCTGAGACAGTCAGAGGGGCGATTTTGGCATTTCGTGTGACCGTCAAGGTGCTAGAGGTTGAGCCTGTTCTAGCTATGCTAAAACTCAATGCTGGAGCAAAATACTCAAGCACTGTGACAGATACCTCTCTAGCGTCTGACCAGCGTCCACGGCTATCAGATACACTAGCTCTGATTTTGATGGTACCGTGATAGTTCATAATGCCCAAACTTCCTCCGTTTGAGCTTGTCGCTTGGTTTCTGCCTACGATTTCAGCACGATAGCCAGTGATGGATGAACCATAAGAACCGCTAGCGCCATTAAACGCAACCTTGATGTTAGAGATGACCTGAATGAACGTATCAGGATTTGGGATAAGGTTCTGAGCTGCACCGTTCAAATCTGAGAGTGTGACACCTGAGAAGGCAGGCTTGACATTTGATGGTACGCTTGCCGTGAATGTAGTGGACTGTGTTCCAGTCTTGGTACTTCCTGAATAGGTATCGACAAAGATTGTACCTGTACCGCTTGATGAGTTCGGGATGTCGTTTGCGAAATCCATAGGGATTGTCCAGCTTGTGGATGTATCTACATTCGTCGCAATCGTTCCTGACTTGCCAGCCCAGGAATAGCGCACCATGTGCTTAAAACTTGAGCTTTGACGATTTATGTTGATAGTAACCGCACTACCAATCACCCCAGCGCTCACGCTTACAGAGCTTGAGCGCGGGATAGCAGTCAGACCGAGATTTCCTGATACTGTGATAGTCCCATGCAGTCCGTTATTCGGATTGAACGTACATGAGAAAGGTAGTGTCTTCCGACCGTCTGAGTTGTGTGAGATTGTGGTTGAACCACTAGCGAGAGTGACCTCGCCGTCCCAAACTTCCCAAACTGGATTGCTAGAATGCACATTTTGGCCGTCCAAAGTTAGAGACAACGTACTGTCTCCCTGTTTATTGAACGTGTGATAGTACGTATAACGACTAACTGTCAACTGCCAGTTAATGGTTGAAGTATTAGCTGAAATATCTGTTGAAACTTCATCAATATACACATTCAAATATAAGCTGTTACTTGAATTACTAAATCTAGGCATTTTACTCCTTTCTAACCAACGTATCTGATGACATTCATGTCAGGGTTAATGTGATACTGCTCTTCTCTAAAACGTCCAATTTGGATAGTCTTAGAGAAAATCCCGTTCTCAATGTGGATAACACCTTGAGAAATATACATAACCTCTACACCAGCGCTAAACATTGAAATTCGCCCGTTTGGGTTAAACATCATGCTAGAGCTACCGTCATTCTTACCAATCACAAGTCCCTCATTACTAGAGCTCATGTAAGTATCAATGAAATTCCAACGGTCAGACAATTCTCCAAGATCCTTAGCGATATTAGAAACACGCTGACTAGCTGAAATCAAATCTTTCTCAGCTTGTAACCTTGCTGTCTCGTTAGACTGGACAAAGTCCTTGTAAGCCTTAATCCAGTTATCAAGCGTATCAGCGCTAGCCTTAGCCTCAAGCTCAGCCTGGATAATTCCAGATTTCTCATTGAGCGCATTGAGTTGCTCCTGAGTCAGCCCCTGGTCGGCTTTAGAGTTGATGTCCGCTTGCAGATCCTCGGGAGCTTCTGAAAAGTCTGTGGAGACTGTTCCTATCTCTACTTTTGGAAAGGCAATCCAGACGGTTGCAGCGGTGAAAATGTGTAAAATCAACTCGCTTGTAGCATTTGAGTTTTCTTTTTTCGTCAACTCAATGTCATAAAATTTCCAATCCGTAGTCAGCGAGACACCTTGTATAGTATTCCTATACCCTGCTCTAGCTTGAAAATTCGTATTATTGACAGTAGATTTTGCCCAAAAACTAAAACGAACAGATTTATTTTTCATCTCATCAGCGGTGCCCAAACGTGTATCCCCACCGGTTCTAAACGTAACTTTTTGATTAGTCGCTTTGCCACTATAAGTAGATACAATTTTCAAAGTATTAGCTCCTCTGAATTTGCTAGTAGTATCTATGCTCAAAGTGAGCTGTCCTTGCGTTTGCTCCTGACTATCATCTAAAAAGTAAGTTGAGTATCGTTCTCTTAGACTACGTTTGAATAGTGAATTAAGAAAGAGATTTCTTCCACCAACCTCAACTTTAGCCCAACGATCAACCCATTTGTATTTAGTTTTATCTGAGCTATCAGGTTTCTCATAATCTGAATAATGGCCAAAATAACGCTGTCCGTTATCTGTCAGTGTCAAACCAGAGCCATCCTCATTGTCAGAATAAGCAAAGTGAACGTAAGGTGTTCTTCCATCTGCTCCAGGTTTACCTGGCAGACCATCAGCGCCATCACGACCACGCCACCTCGTCCAGCGATAGTCAGCAGGATTGACGCTGTCAGTTGAGTTGAAATCAACATAGACCCCTACATAGGCCTTGTCATCGTTAGTCTGGCTAAATCCACTACCTGAAACAGTGTCAGCGTAGGCAATGTGAGTGTACTGTATACGTCCGTCAGCTCCTTTGGGTCCAGGGAGGCCTTGGTCACCTTTTGGACCCTGCAAGCCTTGGAGTCCTTGTAGCCCACGTTCCCCACGGTCTCCTTTCTCTCCTCGATCACCTTTAGGACCAGGATCTCCTTTCGGTCCTGCGTCCCCTTTTTGACCTTGGAGACCATCAGACGTATTGATAAGAGTCAGCTGCTCAGAGGCTACCTCTTTGTTATCAATCCACGCCGAGACTGTCAAAACCATCTTTTGGCTGATGTCAGAGGCTCGGACAATATAACTAGGACTTGTGGCTTTGATTACACCATCCACCACCCAGCGCCATCCGCTATTGATGACCTTGTTTCCTCGCATAAGAGTAGGGGTCACAATAGTCTGACCTTGGCCATTCTTAAAGGCTATACCATTGTCCGTAGCTAGCTTGATAGTGTAGGGCTTGGATGCTTCGAAAAGTCGCTCAAAGGCAGCCTGAATTCCATCTGATAGCTTATTCTCTAGAGCCTTAAAATTCGCAAAAGTAGTTTTGTTACTTGCCGGATTTGTAAAGCTGATTTTCTGTTCGGTAACTCGTGCTTTTACTATTAAAGCTGGGCTAAATCCATCGTCATAAATCTGGACCGTGTCCCCGATTTCTACGTCCACAAAGCCATCTACTTCATAGGTTATAGCAGGGTAGCAATGCTGCTTTAATTTCAGGTAAGCAAGCCGTCTCAATTCATTTGGTTCGTCTGTGTCAAAGTCGAAGTCTCGTCTTGTCCACTGGTCCTCAGCTGTTGCTGAAGTGAAAGTTGAGGGATAGAGTTGCATGGACAACGGTGCATACAGTTGTTGCCCTCTTTGGTAAAACTCTAATTCTCCCCTCTCGTTTTTGATAGACCAATCTCCCAAGTTTTCAATAGTCAGAACCTCTTTTTCAAGCTCAGTTTCTTTCTCTTTTTTCTTAGGAGGTTTGATGATTCGTTTCTCAGTATTAGATGGTCCGCCTTTCTTACTAGTCGTCACAGTCTGTTCAATAGAGCCATCTGACCGAGTTGTGGTGGTCGTTGTAATGCGTGTTTTATCAGCCAGTTTTGTGACTTTCGTGTGGACAATAGTCTTACTCTTTGTCCCGTCGGATGCTGTGCGAATAATTGTTTCGGTTGTCGAACCATCCGCATTTTTCACTCTCTGACTAGATAGATGACGTTCTCCACTTTCTTCGACTTCCACGGTCGGCATTTTCCCGGTTGGGCGAATTGTGTTGAAAATACCCGTTTTGTCCACTTTTCGTGTGATAGAACTAATATTTTTACCATATTTTAAAACCACATCATTCCTGATACGACCAACCCCTTGGTGTGTATCGTCGTGTTCGTGATATATATTTACAGTAAAGTTCTTAAGCGTGCTATCTGCTTTTAATTGTGTGTCAAATTCAATCTCAGCATTGAATTGTTTCGCAAGATTAAGCAAGCGAGCAAGTTTTGTTTCTTGTGTCGTCCACTCAATGATGCGTTGCTGGTCTGAAATCTCGTTAATTCCAATAGTGAGATGAGCATAGTTCAGCAAAGCCATCTCTTTGCAATATTCTGCAAAACTCATGGCTCTCGTTGCTTTGTAAGGATTTACTAACTCATTGATCAATTCAAGATTGAGATTCTCACAATAGCATTTGATTGTCTGCTCATTTTCCTCCACTGACATCACATTAAAAAGGTAGGTACGTCCATTGTGTCGGAATGACACCCAACCACGTTCGTTTAGATGATGGTAGGCCTTTGATGAAGCTGTATCTGATTGAATTGCTTTCTTAAAGACTGTAAACTCGAAAGTTGAAGCTCCTGTTGGCATGTCTCTTGACCATGTATCGTTATAATAATTAAGCGTGTTCTGCTTACTATTATCAACAAAAGCAACCTTTTGCAAGGTTGCATCGTGAATCGTTAAAAGCATTATAGCCACCTTTCTTCAAATTCAATTGTTACTGTCGGATGTTTTTTGATAAAACTAGAGAAATATAACTCTAATTTTGAATTACCTGGAGGGATAGAGAGCCATTGAGAGCCGTCTACAACCTCGCTTGCTTTTGCTATTCCATCGATATAGACCGTGTCATCCTCGCTATTGATTAGAACATTCGATCCAATTGGAAAACGATTGGGGATGTCATTCGTTGTTGGGACAAAATCTTTACGGTAGTACAATTCATCTAGATACATGTGAGAGACAATTGGATTGTCTCTGTACGCTCCGATTGTAATGTGAATTTTTACGGACTTTTTACCCTCAATTTCTGGAATGATAAAAGTAGAGTATGATCCTTGATAAAAAACTTGTACCTTGCCATCATTCCGTTTTAAATCTGACCACCCTTTTGCCACACTAAAAGGATTGATATCTCCCGTTGTAGTTCCATCAAAATTCCATCGCTTTAGAATTCTATATCCACCTTGACCATCGCTAGCTAAAAAGTTGAACTCACATTCAGAACCTAGCGACCGTTTGAAGGTCTCAACACCATACAAAAATTGGCCCGCCTCATCTGATACTGTCACCTTGATGAATCCATATTGATTATTAGCTTCGGACCAAAAAACTTGTCTCCACCAAAAATAATCATTCAGGGACCCAGTGCTGCCTGTGCTATCATTGGGAATTGCCCAAGTCAAGCTAGTAGCGTAGTTGTGTAATTTAGTTTCACCTCGTAAATCTTTCAATCTAACGTGTGTACGTCCCCAAAGATTAATCATTTCAGCTGTTCCGACAATATACTCTGTCCGGTCATTTGTGATAGCTTGGTTCTTTGCTGCGCTAGCCAGTCCATTTGTGATTTTTTCACCTCTAAAATCAAGTAAGATTTCTGATTTTTGCGATGGCTCGGTATCGGCTTCTTCACGGTTCCCAATTTCTAAGGTTCCATTTTGATTAACCAGGCCGATATACCCATTCTCAGCATTATGTTTGACTTTAACTATTGGAAATGCGCTCTCTGTGCCATTGTTTGTAAGATCAAACACCATCTTTCCTGCTCCGCTAGTTGCGTTTTTATCACTATCAAATCGCTTATAGGCTGAACTATGAGCCACACCATCAGGAATGATGAACTTAATAGACCCGTTTGAACGTCTCCCACTTGCCTCCTGCATAGAGATATCATCAATTACCATGGCCAGATAATACTTGTCTGGCTCATCTGAAAAGGTCAACTCTTTAGGACTATCAACATTAAAAATACCCGCAAGCTTGTGCTTGAGGGTATTTCTGTCTTTGGACCAGATAGAGAAGTCCACCTTGATATATTTTGCATCAATCGTTTGTTGCTGGATATTCACGCCAATTCTTGGGGCATGATCGATAGAGATAGAGCGATTGTTCCCGACATCACGTTGGATGTCATGAATTTCAATAAGCTCTCGTAAATCTGTTTTATTAAAACGCATAGTCACTTCGCTCATTCAATCACCCCTTTCATTCTTAGTAGCATTTTCTCACGCTCTTTCTGAGTTTTAGTAACGATATCCGTAACTTTTGAGCTGTCCAGATAAGCATTTGTGTCCTTGTTAAGGATAGCAGTAAGCAATTTTTCTAAACTTGACCTCAGAATCCTCATCTCAGACACGACTTTATCAGTATCTTGTCCATTTTGAACGCTTGTAGTCTGGATGGTGATATTACGTTGAGCTTCTTCCATTTCACGAAGAAATTTCGCGTCACTCGGGATCCCGATACCAGAAGCATATTTAGGAACACCCATCTCACGCATCAAACGTCTAGTTTTATCAGCTCGCAAGACTTTAGAACCTCTCGGAAGAGGAAGCAAGACGTCTCTACCTTGAGGAATGAAACTCCTACCATTTGGCAGAGTGACCATTTCCTTATAGTTGCTATTTCTTTGGTCATTGACGATAGCAAGCCCCCCAGGGTGATAGTTTGTCCCGTGAGCATGCTTGCTCGCAAAGATATTCGTAAAGAAATTACCAGTAACGCTATCAATCCAGCTCTTAATACCTGAAAGAACACCGGATGCATTATCTCGGGCGTTGATAGTAACAGTTTTATCTTGAATACCATTAACGCCACTTTTGACCTCACTAACAGTGTCATTAGTGCCATTCTTGGCAAGGATATTCACTGGATCATATTGCTTGATAGCATTGATAGCACCGCTTGTCTCGTTTCGTACACCGCCCGTTTGATCAGCGGCAAACAAATTGATAGGAGCTTCTTGTTTGGGTGAATTAACACTCAAAATCGCACTTCCAACAGCTGCGCTCGTATTATCCACTGCATCCAGAGACTTAGTCTCAGCAGATGCAAAATTCCAAGCCGTAATCTTATCGATAGATAACTGGCCATTGTTCAAAACATTCGTAGGATCTGCCTTCAAATCTTTTGTAAACGGTGTGGTCGCATTCCAGGTTGTCAAAGTATCAGTAGAACGAGAGACTGCTTTTCGGACGCTCTCATCATTGGCCAGCAACTCCTTCTGTTTTGGTGTGAGAGATTCATAGTTAGACAGAGCCTTTGAGGCTTCCTCCGCCTTGTTCATGACATCAGCATTTTTCATAAGGAGTTCTTTGACTTCGGCTGGCATACTGTTCCATGTTTTAAGATGGGTTTCACTATCAAAGATGGCTTGTAACCCAGCTTGGTTCTTGACGATTACTTGTTTCTCTTCGAGGGTCATGTCTTTCCATTTACCGGATTCGACAAGAGCTTCAGCGATAGTCACACGAGCGTTTGAGTTGATATCCGCAGTCTTAGCAATAAACTGCAATTGTTCCCAACCTTCCGCAGATTTGGCAGCCTCTCCGATAACTTCCTTAACATTGGATTTAACTTGAAAATTCCCATTCTTATCAATGTTACCGACTAACAATGACCAGGCATCGTTAGCCTCTTTCACTTCCTTGCTCATTTCACTAGTATAGTTAGCAAGGATGCTATGCGAATTACCTACCTTTTGAGAAGCTTCAGCAGCTTTCTTCCCGATTTCTTCATAGGACAGGCCGTACTCTTCCAGAACTTTCTTGGCTTCTTCCCAATAATTCCAACTTTGCCCGGTTCGAGCTTTCACCTTTGCATCGAGATTTTGCATGACCTGGTAATACTTACTTCCCAGAGCTTCCATCGTTTGAGTGTGGTTTGCTTCTAGAGTCTGCAATTTCTTGTTGTAAGTCTCCTGATCAATAGCCTTTCCGTCTAGCAACTCTTTCAGCTCACTTTTTGAATTTTCGTAGAGTCTCTTTTCCTCATCAAGTGCTTGTTTTAAAACATCTTTAGTATGCTTCAATTGTGTTTCATTCAGACTTCTGACATCGCCATTCAAAGCTTGTAAAGCGGCCTTTTGTTGCTCGGCTGACAAGTCCATCATGGATAGTTTTGCCTTAATCATCTCATTCTGATTGTTCAGGATGATTTCTTTCTCCTCTTGAGAGAACTTGCTCGCATCTCCGTTATGACGTTGATAAATCTCATTAATTTGATTCATCATGGCCTCAGTATTAGAGACAACCTGGCCGTTTCTTTCCTTAGCTTTGGCAATATCGTCCTCACTAAGGCCCCACTTGGCGCCCAACTCTTCCATTCTTTTGTTGGTCTTATCGGCAGCGGTCGCTATTTCTTCATAAAGTTTTTTAAAGGCTCCAGAGACCTTGTCTGCATCTCCAGCATGAGTACCGAAGTTTGCGACGGCTGTGCTTGTTTCATCAACAGTCTTTTGAAAGCTTCGCAATTCTCCACGAGCAGTATCGCTCAACTGAGAACCGAACTCTTCAGTCTTGATGCGAGCCTTGTCTTTCTCGTTTCCAAGATAAACAAGTGCGGCGGTAGTAAGACCGAGACCTCCGACTATTAAACCTAGAGGATTCGCAAGCGTACCCATTGATGTTGTTAGAAGTCCCGTTGAAGTTGAAGCTGATGCAGTCGCATTTCCAAGCGCTACTGCTCCACCAGATGCCAATTTAAAGGCAGATGATAGATTCCCGGTTGTTCTAAAGGTTTGAAAAGTCTTGAGCATTAGAGACATGCCACCAACCGCTTTACCAGTTCCCTTAGTTAGCCAGCCAAGTGCTTTCGTAAGGTTTCCGATAATTCCAAAACCTTTCCCTAGGATGCTTAAAGCTGGACCAGCTCCTGCAGTTAATGCAGCCCACTTAAGAACGTTTCTTTGTTGCTCTTCGGACATGGAGCTGAACTGTTTGGCCATTTTAGCCAAGGTGTCAATCCAAGGTTTTGCAGCCGTTAGACCTTCACGGAGAGCCTTCAAAAGTGGACCCCCAAATTCAATAGCCAAGTCAGTTACCTGGTTCTTGAACATCTTCAATTG